CGGAAACTGTAATTAGTTGTGGTGGACCAGTTAAGAAACCGTATTGAAAATCATCAGCCACCGATTCCATAACAGTTATGTTAGGAATAGCTGGTTGATAGTATTGCGAACTCAGTGTTGTTGAAACTGCTGCTGGTAATGGAATCTTCCCCATCATGAACATCAGTGTCACTGTTCTATTCATCTTTAACCCAATCAAAGATGCCTTAGAGGCAGGTCGCATCTTATCCCAAGTTGCCTTGCTCACAACTCCAGAAGGAGTTGGAATCATCATAAATGGTGAGTAATATGGAATCTCAACTTCTACATTTGGATTAATATCGCACGAAGATGCGACACATCCTTCAGAAAGATAAGACATCCATTTCCTACCATAGAATGAATTCAAAGCATACTTGCGTTGATCAACACCAGCACCCATAGACACTGGCAGGATAGGAAGCAACTTAGCCTGTGGAGCATATATAATTGGATTATCAACAACATTTGCAGCGGCACCAGTGGTCACAGTGGTTGGTATTCCAGGGCAAGCAAACGCTGTCATGTTTGGTTGAGTGCCCATTAGAAATTTCATACGAACACCCCCCCTCTGATAACGATAGATGCATCCAAAATACGACAAAAATGTCCAGCAAGAAATCGCTTTAAAAGCGTCATTAGCTGTCAAAGAAGTCGCTGTTGAAGTCATCTGCTCGTCCGCAAAGGGAGAAGCACCCACCGAGAACACAATATATGGAATGATTGATGTAGCACTGGAATCTGTCGGAACACTCGATGCAGTCAATGCATAACCCCTTATGTAATAAGCAGCACTGTACCTTTTGAGTACTTGTCTAAGATTGGTGATTTTCTCTCCAAAATTATATTTTGCTGCAAATCCCGGTTGTCGCTTAGACACCCATAATGGGTTAGGCATTGACTCAACTCGAGAATTCTGAACAGGTTCCGGTGTTTGATTCAGTACTTTCTTAGGATCTAACTTACTCTTATCCTTCTTATCCTCCACATTCACTGCTTTCAATCTCCCAGACTGCGCTTGACATGTACTTGCCTTGATCTCTCTTTTGACTTCCTGAACAGTTAACTCTCTAGCATCAACAAATTCTGCATCGTCTTCTGTTGACTCTACGATGCCAGAATGTGCCACCATTGTTGGCGGTGGTGTTGGTGTAGGGAATTGGAAAAGTTCAGGCATGTCATCGACATCTCCAGATTTATAACCTTCGAACTCTAATTGTGGCCATGAAACAGATGAGCTATAATTACTCCCAGTAATTCCACTCAATGTTGGCCAAAACACTTCAAGGTCATCATCAAAAGACATGTACACATTGATCTTTGCCGTTTCTGTCGTTGCTTTTGTTGTTCTCAACTGATTAAGCACGAACAATTTAATATTGCCGATACTCGATTGGTCAATTCCAACATAATCAGGACAGTCAGGTTGCGCAAAATGAGGGGTAGGAAGCACTGGATATGGAGCATTATAAGGGATAGTAAACTCAGACTCAGATGTTCCAGTCAAATCATACACTTGATTATACATCATATCAGCCAAATCAGTCAAAGGTGTAAGCTCAGGAACTGTAACTTGAGATGGTATAAACAAAGCCATGATTCTTCCAGACATGAATTGATTTGCCACCAATTGTATACGAATTCTCACACTACCACAGTAGTATTTGAAAGCTCGCAACATCCATCCAGCCGTTGTATCTTCACCGGGAAATAGTGGCAAATCAGCCAACACATATCCAGATGTTCTATTCGCCTCCCAATTCACTCGCCTTAGCAAACTCCAAGTCTTTCCAATATAAACAATGTCCATTTCATCATCCTTCGTACCAAACAACTCATTGCATGGTTCCAAAGCACATTTTGGGTCTACCACCAATTTCTCAATAGTATCTGATCCAACGCCATATGATAGAGAATTAGCAACCACTGGTGTCACTCTAATATTAGCACCTATGTTGTCAGGTTTTGAAAGCCCAACAGTACGTAACATTCGAGTCACACCAGATGCTGCATCCGTAGCTGTTTCCACTATCTCTGTCATAGGTGCAACCAGTCCCTCAATAGTGTCTGAAACCACACCCATCTGAGCATACAAAGGTACCGATAGAGCAGGTTCATCTAACCAACCATATATCGAGATAGATACAGGTGTTGTGACAGTCTGACCAGAGGTTAGCTTGTTCAATACAAACACCTTTACCTGTCCCAATGCCTGACCAGCTATTTGAATTGCATCTACACTAGAACCAGAGTATGAATTTAACGGATAGTACAAAAATGGTGAAATGAATGGAATTACAAATTCTACTGTTTGATTAGTAGCTGGATCAATAATCAAGCTAGGAAAGCAAAGCAAAGAAGCCATAGATTTCTCATTCAAAGATTGCACACTACACATAGAAGCTCCAGGTGCCCAAACTACAAGCAATCGTCCGGCATGAAAACGTGTCGCATTCAAAACCATTCTAATTTTATAATTGGATCTCACAAATTTGAAATACTTCATCTTACTCGTCTTAAATTTGGAACTCTGAATTGCAGAAGGAATATCTATTGTAGCAACTAAAGCATCATCCAAATCAGTTTCAAGCCATTCAAACGTTTTAATCAATCCAGGACGAGATAACATAGACACTACATCTTGAGTAGCTTTTGCTCCGTCTCCCTTCTCAGACCAACTCTTAACGTATTCGTCAAAAGATTGCTGATGGGGAGTCACATTTATTACTTCAGCTTTAACAGAATCTGCAAACTGAGTAGTATTCACTTTCTCCACAACAATTTTATCATTTATTTCAGCCATTCGTCACATTGAAACCTGTTGTAGCTTGCATACTGCAGATTAACCCAGGCTCTCTCTACAGCAGTTTGACTATAATACAAGTGTACACGTCACGCACACAGGTTAGTATCACCTCTCATACTACACGAGTTTTCATACAGCCTATTAGACTGACAAACATACAAAATATTTACACTCTATATCTGACATTCCACACACGCAGTTGCTCAGCATACGACAATGCCATATGCTTAATCCCTACAATACTCAAAGCAACATCAAATTTATTGCGCCAATAATTGTATACTTGCACTCCATGAAAATGCAATTCATACAAAGCATCATCCACATTCAAACACACCTGTTCCACTGGGTCATTACCTGTTCTCACCCAATTCACCATCTCCACGACATCATCAACGTCACGAAGTGGTACATGCACACCATGCTTTTCAGACCATTGCCACCTTCTCTGCAAGAAAGTCACATTTCCTTGATCTTCATAAATACCCATGACCGCATTCTTCTGTGCTGGAGTCATTCTCATTCCAATCTTAGCCATTTCTTCTGCAAGAGACAGCTGATTGAACCAAGAGACTTTTGGATGCACAGTTGCTATATTGTCATCCCCGTACGAGCACAAAGAAACACAACGTTTCATCTGCTCAGGACTCGCCATCAACGGATCCTCTCTTCTCGCCACTTGCGTGAAGCAATAGCGATAGAGTACAGAAACCAATATAGAATTCAGAATTGCTGTCATGGGTTCCCCAGATGGGTGTGTTCTACTCATCTGCCAAACATCATTATATATAATATAACGAGGTTCAGCAACACAAGCAAACAATGCCTCCATCTTATACGAACACTCAAGACCCAAAATTTCATACACCTGCTTCACGACTGAAAACACAGACCACATCATCTGACTAGATATGGT